GGAACTCCAGATCTAGCAATGCGTGATATATTATGCTTTTTATCCTGCAAATGATGAAATTCTAATGCTGCTGGATGCACTTTATAACCACATTTACAGCAACCTTTTTCTATTTTGATCTTTGCAATATACTCAGCGTTTTTCTTTGCTTGCTTGAGATCTTTTTTCATGGTTTAAACATCTACATGTATTTATAGAAAGTTAAATCATGTCTCCTTCCTTTGGCATGTTGTAATAACTTCTGTACGGTTCGTGGGGAATGTTGTTTCGCTTGAGTGTTTCCTCAAGGTGCATGATGTGCCACGACATACGCAGTACGAACTCACGAATCTCTTCCTTTACCCATTCTTCCTTGATCTGCCATGCTGCACCCAGAATCTTATCCTGAATGCGTGGAGAGCAGTTGCGCTGATCATGGCGTTCATAGATCATCTTGTCGATGATCTCAGGTTGACCGAAACCTCTATGAATCTTGTAGTATTCATCAAGAAACGGGTCTTTGGTTACATTGTCATTTTCGTTGTTCATTTGTAATCCTTGTGGCAATCCCATCCACGATGCTTCGCATAACCCTTCGGACCAAAGTGTGGAAAATAATAATTCCATCTGACGGTTCCTTTCAGTTGGCAAATCTCCCGTCTTGCTTCATCTCGCTCGGCACGGAGTCGTTCGATCTCGTCGGCGGCTTTGAGAAGATCAGCATTGACTATAAAGACAGGACTTGTCGTATCTACCTGTGTGTAGTAGCGCAACCGTGCCACAATATCATCGCTCATTCGTCATCCTCTCCAAGTTCAAACTTCGGTGGGACTGCCTTGCCCTTGGAAACGACAACGCCGTTTACACGAAAGCAATATGGCTTCTTGTAGCAGTCCCAACCATAATGCTCTGCAATCTGCTTCGGGGTCAATCGCACATAGCAGTCATCGTTGGGGTTGGTCATGTCGGTGGTTTCGCAGATTCTCCTACGAGCCTCATCCCGTTCATCTGTTCTTTTTGCGAGTTCGGCACGAAGAGACTCAATCTCCTTGGCACAACTTGTCAGGCATTCAGTTGGCATACCATCCATCATTTCCACCATCCACTTGCGATTTGCTGCTATCTCGTCAAGTATCCAAGGATTGGGAGTGTAATCAGCCATTGCCGTCCTCCTTGAAGCAGTCCCATCCGCGCCGCTCTGCTTCGCGGTATGGGTCTGACATTGTTGGTAGATGGTGTGATTCGTTTCTACATACCTCCCGCCGTGCCTCATCCCGTTCCATCGTCAGGCGATCACACTTGGCGATCAGTTGTTGAATTTTTGCCTCCATGTGTTCTTTGGTTGTCACTTACCACCCTCCATCCAATCCGCTGCCATGAGCAAAGCCTGTGCAAGAACTCGCAAGTTATGCGGATTGTCCATGTAGACAGTCGGTGAGGCGGGTTCAGAAGTGTCGAAATAGTCAGCACGAACTCCTCCCATGCGCTTGTGCATTGTGGAGTTATAAAGCGTGGTGATCTCCACCTCGCATCGTCCTTCCGACACAACCCTCACGCCCACGGGACGATTCTTCTCTGCTTCAATACGCAGACGATCCATCTTTGTGGTGCGGGTGGTCTTATTGACTGTCTTCTTCTTGATCACTTTATTATTTTCTTTCTTAGGAGATGCATTTCTTGCATCTACAACGCCTTGTCGATAACCTCCAGTTGCCTTGAAGATTGTATCTAGTGAAAGTGACTTATCCTTTGCCATTTCGTAGGCGCGGTATGCATCTAGTTCTTTTCGGCTTTCTTCGTATCGTTCTTGATTCATAATACCAAAGGTGGGAATCGAACCCACATGCCGTTAGGCAATTGATTTTGAATCAATCGTGTATGCCAGTTTCACCACTTTGGTGTTTTTTACCCTTACCTCTCCAAGTATCAGTCATAGCATGACAGTTTGGGCAAAGTAATTGTAAATTATCATATTCATTATTTGTTCTGTTACCGTCTTTGTGGTGAACCTCCAAAGGAATACGAGATTCACGCCAATCTGTTAATCCACACAATTCACATCTATGAGTTCTTTCTGATATTAAATGTTTTTTACAATATTGATGATTGGCATATTTTGACCAATCTTTTAATTGCTGACCTTTATTCCATGCTTTACCTGTCCAATGAGATGTATCTATTTGATATAATTGTAGATATTTTTTAACAACAGAAAATGTTCCACCAGCAGTTTTGCTATAACCTAATTGTTCTATTAATCCTGCTAAACTTTTACAATTGTTTGCTAACTCTTGTAATTTGTTTTTACCAATTTTATTTAATCTACCATAAGTCTTCATAAGGCAATTCGTGCCCCTATTACTATATATACGAATTGCCTTTTCAATGGGATTGGTGGGAATCGAACCCACATGGTCAATTGACCGACAGATTTTCTTACCACTATGACTTTCGTCACCTTGCGTTTGTGGTCTGGACTATGCCTTCATCCGTTCTGGATGCCAACCGTCTAGTCTCTACACCTTCCTATTAGGGCTTGGCTCGGCGTTGGGAGTTTAAACCGTTCACCGAATTTGATTGGATTCACTTAAATATTCCTACCTAAGTGCTCATATATAAAGTCTGTTGCGTCTGCCTGTTCCGCCACAATCCCGACATGCTCTGCTTGGATTCGAACCAAGAAGCGGAGGTTCAAAGCCTCCTATGATACCATTTCATCACAGAGCAATCCTATTACTGCTTACGAGCAAGTTTCATTGCCTTACGCTTCTTACTGCCAATCTTTCGACGGCGACGACACTTTGTCCTTGTTTGCGGTCTTGACATGCTTACCTCTCTTTCACTATTGTATCACATACTATTTACTGTGTCAACTACCTTGGTGCAATAGTCATACATTGCAATACCACTTGCAGTACCAACATTTAGACTACGAACTGATCCATACTGTGGAATATAAACAACATCGTCACAGATATCAATAAGTTCCTTTGGAATGCCAATCTGCTCTTGTCCAAAAATCATCACAACATGGGCATTTGAGTCATTACCCCAAGAGAAATTGGTAATGTTAGATGAGTTTGAAATGTTATCAATGCCGACAACATGAATGTTTCCTCCAGCTCTTTCCTTCAATGAATTTAGTTCTTCTACAAGATTATCAATCGTCTTCACATGGCGAAACTTAGTATACAGATGTGTTCCTACAGTACCGCGACGATCATATTGCTTACGGCCATAAATCCAAACTTCATTTGCTAGAAATGCATTTGAATTTCTGATCACTGTGCTAATGTTGAAGTCATTCTCAACATTTGCACAAATAACGGTAAAGTTATTTCTCTTGGAATCAAGATCTGCCATGATGGCTTCATGATTCCAGTAATGGTAGTGATCAATGATGTTTCTCGTTTCAGCCATGCCTCAATTATACCAGACTATAAAGATTCTACAAGCCCCTCTTCTTTATTTCTTTATTTACTTCTTCTAGTTTTTTCTTAGATTCAATCATAAGATTTTTAAATTGTTTTCTTTCTTTATACATCTTATCCATAAGTTTAGGCAAAAACCCTTGCTCTTCCACAGAGTACATTGTTCCATTTGCCGCAATGGAATATCCATATTCTTTTGCTTTTTCAAAACATTTGAATGTTTCTGTATCTTTGTTGTTACTTAATATATCATTCAAATTTATCTTTCCTTTGAAATTTTTGTTCTGAATAGTTTCTGGAGAAATATTGTAATGAACAATCAAAGAAGGATATAGAGAATTGACATCATAAGATGCTACCCATTGATGCATTCCAACAATTGGATCTTTTACATATGCTCCAGCATATTGATCATTTTTATTGTTTTTTCTTTTTGGTGGAATTACTATGTTTTTCTTTTTTAGATCGTTAAATATGATTACATCCCATGTTCTAACTTGAGAAAATACATCGTTATAATTCACACCAGCTGAATATGCCAATGCTGTTGCAAGTTCAATCAATTTTAATTTTTCTTCAAGTTTTTCAACAAGTTCGGTATCTTTCATATTATATTCTACAAATTTTTGAAAATTATTCTTGTAAAAATCTGAAATATTTTCATACTCAGAATATGAAATTTTTCTCTCACCAAGTTCAACATAGGCAATATGATCTAACTTGTATGATTCTTGATTTGTATATGTGAATGTCTGATAAAGTTCATAATAATCTAGAATACTAGTTCCGATTATTTCATAGACTTCTGCATCATATCCTTTTCTATTGATAATTTTGTTCTTGATGATTCCCCAAGGAGACAATTTCTTAGTTGTACCTTCATCTAGGATTTTATTTGCTCTATTGATGATGTACGGAATATCAAAAAATCTAACATTCCAACCAGTAATGATTTCTGGTTGAATATGAGATATAAATTGAATAAAATCTTCTAGTAATTTTTGTTCGTCTGAGTAACTGACTGCATTTTCATCAGGCTTTGCTTTGTACTCACCCAAGCAAAAAATATACTTGCTGCCATTATACTTACACGATATTGCTATGATTTTTTCTATTGGATTTGAAATAGAGGGAAATGAATTTTCCGCTGTTGTTTCAATATCTAGATACAGAATTCCAATTTTTCTAAAATCGTATTCAGAATCTGGACCATAGTTTTCAGATATAAATTGATATTCTACACCGATCTCTCCGTGTATCTCAAAGTTATCGACATCTTTGTATAACTCTTTGAAGTCATTCAACTCAAAAATATTTGAAAATTGAATTTGTTCTAGATTTCTACCATCGATTGTTTTGTAACTTGAACTCTTACTTGATATCAAAAACAAAGAGGGTGAGTAACTAAACCTCACCTTCTCTGCCCTTCCATCAACTATTTTTCTTAAAAGAATATTTGAACCAGTATAATAAACATTTGTATAGAAATTCATCAATCACTTCCAGATGGACTATTGGATTCCTTGTTCATTATAACAATGTCAAACGGAAGTTCCAACTGATTGTTTGACATATTTTTTTTGTCTTGAATATAGGCGTAGAAAAGTATAGAATAATTGATAACATCAAGGATTGTATCTTCAAGTTTTTCATCCTCCACAGTAAATGTTCCAGAATCGGTAAATGATGATAAACGGCTAATCTTATCAACCATTCTCACCAACATACCCTTTTCAGTAGTTGTTATTCCCATCGATTCGGCTCTTGTAAAATTGGCAAATGGCTCTGTTCCTTTTTTGCCAGCATAATCTGTATTTTTTTTCTGCATCAAATTCAATGCTGAATGGCATAAATCTTTATGAATTTTAAATAATTCTTCACGCTTCATCTTATACTCCTGTAGATCCAAACCCACCTTCACGATTTCCTTTTCTTTGTGGGCTTTCATTTATATATGTGATGATTGGCCTTTCAACTTTAGCCAATTCACCCTGTGCAATTCTATCTCCATGATAAATTCTAACCTTCTCTTGCGAATTGTTATACAATGGAATAAAAAGTTCGTCAGTATAGTCTTCATCGATTATACCAACACAATTTATAAGATTCAATCCCAATCTCGTTGAAAGACCAGATCTTGGATAAACTTTTATCGCATGGTCTTTAGGAATATCAAAAAACATTCCAGTTGAGACTAAAATTCTCCACTCTGCTGGAATATCAACATAAGATCCAATATCATCATTAGATGCCAATACTTCAACAAATTTATTTGATTTAGTATACATCTTCAATGATGATTGAAAGGCTATGTTTGCTGAAATATCAAAACAAGCAGCACTTGCCGAACCCCAGGCTATTCCTTTTACATTTGCATTTCTTTTGTATATTTTTAATTCAGGTTGCATAATTTATTATACCATTTTTATATCTTAAAGTCAATTTAATTTAAATATCTAGTCTTTAGATTATTTTACATCGCCATGTAAAGATCGTGTGCTTGTTCCCACTCTTCGACATCGACAATCCATTCCACATCGTTCAGTGCTACTCTCAGTTGGAACCACTGGTATAGATTTGCTGTGGGTGTATCGGTGAAGTTTAGTGGCATAAATTATACTCCAAGAACATTCAATGTTACGGTATCCAACAGCGTGTTTCCATCACTCAAATTCGTAATATTGAATATGCCCTGTTGAGAATTACCAGTTCCATCTAACCTAAATTCCAATATATCCCCATTAACAATAGAAACATCTGCATATTCTACAGCGGGAAATGCAGCAGGATTCTGCACATCGATGGCAGAACCAGAATTTTTTATATAAGATGCAATTCCCGTGATGGTTTGCTGATTGCTTGTTGCCACCAGTGAATTGCTTGTACTTTCAATCCAATTCACGGCATTTGGGGTTACATCACTACCACCTCCACCACCACCAGCAGCACGAATTATATTTGAAGATAAAATACCAGGTTTAAAACTAGGAATCATGTTGTCAATCCACCAGAAATATTTACTATATTTGTTGCGTATTCTATTATACTAACCGCAGCATGTGGTCCTGCTGTAAATGTTTTTCCAGCAAAACTATTCAGTGTCACACCAGAAGCACCTAAAAATCCTACTGGAGCATTTCCCAATTGAATAACTGTACAGTTGAATCCAACAGGAAGCCCAGTGGGTACTGTAAATATTTGGTTTGATGAATTTGAACTGGTTATAATTTTACCATCATCTGTAGTCAAGAATGTATAAGTTGTTCCTGTTAGTGTTCTTATTGCGCCTGATGTGATTCTATAACCACTCTCGGAACTTACATGAGCACCAACAGTGACTCCAGCATTTGCACAGATTCCAGCAGTTGATCTAATCAAACCACTAAATGTTGCTCCTGTTATTGTTGGAGAAACATTCAATGTTGTTGCATTAAAATTCAACATATTTGATCCAGTATTACTGAATCCCTGATAAAAAGTTAAAGTTCCATCTACACTCTGCATGAAATTATTATTTGTAGATGTTGCGCTATTTCCAAATCTTATAGAACCTTGTCTTGCCTGACCTGTAGTTGCAATTTTCACAGATCCAGATGTTGAATGCTGAACGAATAGTGGATCAACTGCCCCTGAGTTAAAAATATAAACTGTTGCGTTATTAAAAGTTATTCCATTTGTTCCAGATATTCCAGCTGCAAATGATCCAAGTCCAGAAACATTCATAGCACCAACAACATCAAGTGGAACAGAAGGTGATGTTGTATTTACACCAACTCTATTGTTCGTATCATCAACATAAAGAACACCGTCTGCCATATTCACATAAGTTACTGGATTAAATACAATTCCACCAGCAGCAGACATTTCTATATCTCCACCTAGTGTGGTAAATGTTATATCTGCCGCTGCGTTTGTATTTGAATTTGTGAAACTTAGAACTGGATAAGGAACCGTATTACTGCCAGATCCAACAGTAAATGCTATTTTATTTTTAGCAGTTACATTTATTTCTCCACCAGTATAGAGAACACCAGGAACAACCTCAGTTTCATTTACTGATGTAAGTGCAAGATTACTTGCATTTACTACTGGTGTGGAAACTGCTGGAGTCACTACAGATGAGACTGCATTTACGGTTGATGCAGTAAATCCATTTGTTGTGATTCCACCAGTAAATGTTCCAAGACCTGTTGTTCTTAGAGTTCCTGATATAGCAACATTTCCATTGAGTGTAGCACCAGATGCTGTGATACCTTCATAAAATGTTCCAAGACGAGTTACAATTAATGTTCCTTCTAATAATTGATTTGCAGTAACTCCAAATGTTGCAGTATTAATGTTCACTCTACCAACACTAGCAAATAGATCTATTTCTCCATATGTTGGAGTATCTAGATCTCCACCTCTTAGATTGATAATTGCATCTGCTGGAGTCACAGCGGAACTATTATTTCCACGAAGAATTAAATTATTTGTGCTTGTATTTGTACCAATAATTGTTGGCGATGAATTGTTTTTCAATTCAAACCTTGTTCCATTAAAAGTAATACCATTTGACACATAAAGTGTTGTCATGGTAGCACCAGCATTCATGACTTGACGAACGGAGAATGTATTACCTTCATTTATACGAGCAACATTTGTAATCGCACCAGTAGCACCATTAACGGAAGAAACACCTTGAACAGCACCAGTGAGTCCGTTAAAGCTGCTGACACCACCACCAGAAACTGAAATAGTAACTGCACCAGTTTGACCATTAACAGAAACTACACCACTTCTTGCATCAACATATTGCTTAACCGCATTTTGTGTTGGAATTTTAAGTTGACTTGTACCAAGACCAGTAGATCCATCAATCTGAGCACCAACCCAGATGGCTTCTGATGTTACACCAATAAAAAATCTATTGTTTGCGTAATCCCACGCTGGTTCACCGAGTGTTAAACCAGTTGGTCCTGTTGTTCCTCTTTTAAATCTTATTATCGACACGATTACCTCTTTTTATATTTAGGAATACTCTCCACCATCGATTACTTCTATTATTGCGTTTTTTACAGTATTCAATGATGCAGATTTTTCTGTTTCGTCGCCTGTATCGTAAAACAAAAATAAACTAGTTTCGAGATTAGTTATTAGTCCTGGTGCATCAGATACTACTGGAATATTTAATAAAGTTTGAACAGTAACTCTTTGAGCAGTGGAACCAGAATCTTTACTCTGTATTAATAGAAAATCTGATGAGGCTGCGTTAGTTCTTGTTGATAAATTAGTTGTAATTAAATCTACAAAAAAATTATGAGTTAATCCAGAAATGTTTAAAGATACACCTGTCGTTGATGTGAAATAATATTCTCCTGTTGCTCCAGTATTTCCCCGTGGTCCTGTTGGACCAGTAGCCCCAGTTGGACCAGCCACAGTTGAATCTGCGCCAGTATTTCCTCTAACATATCCGATAGAATAAAGAGAACCTACAATCCCATTAGGATCGACTTGTGAGATATAAAGATATTCCCCTATAACTTGAGCACCAGTATAACCATAACCAGATATTCCTGGAATTCCTTGAGGTCCAGTTGGACCTGTTGGTCCAGTTCCCCCAACAAAACCACTCTCTCCAGTTGGTCCTGTTGGACCTTGAATTCCCTGTGGGCCTGTTGGTCCCGTTGGGCCAACTAGACCCTGAATACCCTGAATACCCTGTGGTCCAGCCAAAGCAACTCCAGGAGCAGAAACATACAAAACTGCTGCTTCTGTTGCTTTTTCTATTACAGTATTTGTTGTTAAATTTGGAGTTACAAATATTTCAGCTTCAGTTGTATTATTAACTATAATATTTGTTGGCTGAGAATTATCAGTTATAGAAATAGAACCAGATCCAGCATCACTGAATGTTGTGATTATTATAGTTGCCAGATCATTCGGATTTGACATCTTTATCTCGTAATTTCTCTATTTACTTCAAATGTTCCTTCAATAAGTCTTTGAACTTCTCCAAGTGTGTTTGTTAATTCAAAATCATAGAAATGCTTTCCTGCTGGAATATTTTTCATAGTGTTTGCATCTGCTTTAATTAAAATTCCACCAGTAAATCCAGTTCCTCCAGAAATTGAAGTATTGAAACTTATTCCACCAATACCAGCAATACCATCCAATCCAACAGTAAATTCACCAGTTATTCCACCACCAGTTAAACCAGAATCAGTAAAAAATAAAAGAACTCCAGAATCTTTCGCTGATCTTCTAACTTGAATTGCTCCAGTAAAGTTAGCAAGATTAATACCAGTTCCACCTTTATACTTGTAATTTAAATGAAGTTTAAATGTTGAACCCTGATCTGCTTGAATATCGTATCTTGATGCTGGCATTTATTATTCCTTTTTTTTATTAAACATCAACTGCGTCAATAAAATCTGGTGCATGACCTTTTACATACAAATAACCTTGAGTCACAACATTAACTCCTTCTGGACTCATTGCTGCTGGAGAGAAATAAATATCAAACATATCTCCGCTAAGTGTATATGATCTCTCTAAAACTTCTTTTCTGCCCTCTGCTCTTGCCTGTGCAGAAATGTATCCACATAGTTTGATGAACATTTTTTTATCTTTCCAATCACCATAAAGATCACATATGATCCAATATGTTGCTGAAACTCCAGTATTTTCATCCGTATAAATTTGTTTTTCTAATGCCATGTTATTCTCCTATTATCACCAGAACTTGAGTGTACGCCACATTTCCTGACCAGAATGGCGCATCACATAGAGATACTTCAACCCGTCTACAGTTTCAACAATTTCCATTCTATTTCCAATAATAGCAGTACCATGAGCGTATGGAATGCTTGTTGAAGCATTAACTACAAATTTATCTAAGTCTAATTCGTAAATACGATTAGTTGCATCTTTTGTAAAGAAGTAAGAATCAGCACCGTCATACGCATACATTGAACCAGTAGTTAGAGTAGTTGTAAATGGTGGAATAATTGGTGCTAGTTTCCAGGTATTTGATGGTATATCATAGATATCGAAAATATTTGAAGCACCAGCACGGGGGGATATCATCCATCTTCCTTTATTATCAATGTTGGAATTATTGTATATCCAGCAAATATTTGTACCAAATTGAGAAGCAGTTGAGCGAGCAGGAATTTCGTATATTTCATAGAATGTTCCACTTGCAGCTAGTGCATCTGTTGTAAGAGTTATTGCGGTTGTTATTACAGTTGCTGTATTTGAATTAATTATAGTATCTGTTCCGATTGATGTTCCAGCTACAATACGAATACGCTTTCCAGCAAGAATATTAGTTGTCCAGTTCTTATTTGCATCTGTAATTGTTGCAACAGCAGAACCACCAGTTGTAACAACTCCAAACGAATCAAGTATTTCATACTTGGATGTGGCATCTGGAGTCGCAACACCCCAAGATGCAACTGTAAGTGTATTTGATGTATTTGCCGTTATGACCGATTCGTTTCCCGCACCTGTTCCGCACATAACACGCACACGGCAGTTTATCCACTGATTGTTGTTCCAATCTTTGGTTGTATCCACAAGTGTCGTTGCCGTACCAGAGGTTGCCCAACCATCGCCACGCTTGTTTGCGATCTTATTCGTACACATCGAACCAAATCCACGGGGTTCTCTTATTAAGTATCTACTTGTGCCATTTGTTGCTGCTGTTATAGATGAACCAGTAACAGTTATTGTTGATACAGTATTTGATGCAATTTTCCTTGCTGCTGTCAGTGTGGGAGAAGCACCAGAAGAAAGAATATAAAGAATCTTACCAGTGTGTTCATTTGTGTTCCAGTTCTGCGAAGCGTCTACAAGCACGGATGTCGATTGAGAAGATGCTGCCGTTGGAGATGCGGTTCCTGACGGATTTGCTATTGAGAATGTGGTAATAGAAGCAGTTCCAATAACTTGGAATGTGCCGTTGAATGTTGTATCAGTCGCACACCCAGCAATTGTAACAAATTCTCCATGTCTAAAATCATGATTAATTGCTGTGGTAACATTTCCTACTTTACCAACAGTGACATTAATAGTTAAACTTGTACCAGAACCACCTGTGGTGTTGCTTGTTGTTACTGAGGTATAGTTGGTTCCAGATGATGCCAATTGAAGAGATGTTACTGCTCCGTTTGCAGTTACTCCTGTCACATAAGCCTGTGCTCCAGAACCAGTAGTGCTTAGGGTGACAAGATCACCAACAACATAGTTTGATCCAACAGCATTTACAGCAACAGTAAGAATACCGTTTGCATTATAGACGATACCAGATGCAGCAACACCCTCATGTGGTGCTTCATATGAAGCACCAGCATACGATGTGATTGATATATTTCTTGCAATTCCGCTATCAGAAATATGTCCACTACTCCATAAATCTCTTTCAACTGAATATTGCCAAACTGTACTGCTAACATTACCAACAACCCAGAGTTTATCCACATCTGGATAGACTGCATATTGCGAGGTGTTATCTGCTGTTATTCCCCACTTGTGCTCGACAAAGAAAGTCGTGTCTGTGTTTCCGACGATTCTTCTTTTTTGACCAACACCCTTTCCTGCGGTGATCCTCAACTGATGGTTTGCCCATCTGTCGTATGTCATAGTAGCACCGCTATTAATAAGCGATAGATCTCCACCAGATGTGGCAGTAAGACCACTGATAAATGCTCCTCCAACTTCTCCAGTTCTTTCTAATGATGCCTCATTAGCAAATGATGCTGTTAATAAACCACCAATCGCAGTTTTTGTGAACCAAGAATCTGTAAGAATATCATAGAACTGTAAAGATGAAAATGGTGCTGCTGCTGTTGAAGAAAACAACCACAGTCCACCAGATACAATCTGATATATGGAATTTTCATCTGGTGTAACATCCCATGGAGAATTAACAGTAACAACTGTGGATTCTATCACATAGTGAGCAGTAGATGAAGATACAGCGTTTGTACTGCTGAATGGAGAAACAGTGGAGTAACCTGTATTATTAAATGAATCTATAGCTTGCCAGTTAGTATCGGAAAAATAAACTACTGTGGGACTGTTATATTGAATTTTACGAAACTGTGGTGATCCTGGATTATATGGTATTCTACAAGTATATCCATCCCATTGATTGACTCTCCATTTTTTTGTATTATCGCTTATTTCTGTAGTACCAGCACTAGTTATTACTCCAAAATCATGAATTACTGCATCGGCAACATCTGTGATTGTTCTTTCCTGACCAGCACCCTTTCCTGCTATAATACGAACTGTCAATCCAATTAACATTTTATTATTTGGTCCAAATCCACCCATTTGAATTGTTGTTGATGTGGCAGAAATCACATGACCACGATAACCAGAATACTTAGAATACTTCATTGCTGTAAAAGTAACTGGAGCGGTATTTGGTGGAGCACATTCTTGCCACGAATCAGAATATGTGTCATAACGCCATAATGCCTGACCAACAACATAATAAAAATATCTCGCCAGATCATCGCTTGCTGCAAGAGCAGAAGTTGCAATTGTTGCTGTTGGAGCAAAACGCATCCACTCAAACACTGGTTGATCTACTTGCTGCTTTAGAAGATTCGTTACTGCCATGATTTTATCCTATTATGAGAAAGTGAGTTTTGATCTGATTGCAGATGCATAACAAGTCTGAGCATCGTTTGCAATACGCCATAATTGATGAACTGGTCCTTCCATAATTAAACCAGTTGTGCTAGAGGTTAGAGTGTATGGATTTGTTGCCGAGTTTGATACTAACTGTGTTGCAACACCATTACTGACAGAATAAGTGCCGCTTGCAGTTGCCGTGACCGTTCCCGAAACAGGAATTGTTGTGGTTACTTCGGTTGGTGAAGCACCAGCAGTGCTATTTCCAATAGCGTCAATAGTTATTCTTTGTCTTAATCTAGTATCAACAACCGCATTGCTCTCAAGCAACTTGTTCATGCGACGAAGAAGATCGTGAAGCGACTCCTCACCAGCAAGATCAAGATAGATCTGTAGGACATCCGTGGAGTTCATAGATGTGGTATTGTGGTCGAGAGTCAGGACATTGTTTGCAAAACTTGTCGCACCATTGCTTGAATCTGCAAAGTTGTAGATGATCGTATTTGCAGTTACATTCGTGATGAGAAGAATGTTGGCAAGAGTTATCTGTTGAGACAGACCAGAGAAGGTGATCGTCTTTGCAGAAGGGTTGAATGTGTATGTGCCAGAGGCATCTTGTCCGAGTAGTTTCTTCATTGTATTATTATTTATAGTACTGTTGCCATAGCAATTACAAACGCTTCAGTTACTCCACCACTACTAGAAGCTGAAATTGTTAATGTTTGTCCACTTTGATTTATAGTTATATTTGATCCTGCTGATATTCCAACTATTCCTGTTAATCCATTTATGTAAATGACATAATCTGTTGGAATATCTCCTGTTGCACCTTGAATTCCCTGTGGTCCAGTTGCTCCAGTTGCTCCTGTTGGACCAGTAACTCCTTGAATACCTTGTGGCCCCTGATCACCAGTTGCTCCAGTTGCTCCAGTTGCTCCAGTTGCTCCTGTTGGACCAGTAACTCCTTGAATACCTTGTGGACCTGTTGGACCAGTTGCTCCAGTTGCTCCAGTTGCTCCTGTTGGACCAGTAACTCCTTGAATACCTTGTGGACCTGTTGGACCAGTTGGCCCAACAATTCCTTGAATTCCCTGTGGACCTGTTGGACCTGTTGGACCTGTTGGTCCAACTGCACCCTGTGGACCTGTTTCCCCAATAAGTCCAGAGTTAATGTAATTATTTACATTATCCATAATCCATTTACCGCCACCAGTTGAAATATCAAATACTAAAAAATATCCATCTTTTAAACTTGAATATTCAATTTCTGGATCTATAGAAACATCTAATAATTCGTATAAATTCGATGCCCCAGTTGGACCTGTTGGACCTGTTGGACCTCTTTCTCCATTTATACCTTTTGCTCCAGCTGGTCCTGTCGGCCCAGTTGGACCTGTTGGACCTGTTGGACCCGTCGAACCAGTTGGACCTGTTGGGCCTGTTGGTCCTTGAATTCCTGGATCTCCAGTAGATCCAGTTGGACCAGTTGGTCCTTGAATTCCTGGATCTCCAGTAGATCCAGTTGGGCCAGTTGGACCAGTTGGACCAGTTGGGCCAATAGGACCAGTTCCTCCAGTAAATCCTTGAATTCCCCGAATGCCTTGTGGTCCTGCAAGAGCAACACCAGGAGTAGCAACTTCAATTATAGTTTGCAGTCCTTGTATTGTTGCTGTTATTGTTGTCTCTTGCGCCATTAGTATGATCCCCCATCAATTGGAATATCATTAAAAGGTTTGTTTATCCACTGAGAACCAGAATAGTATAAAATATCACCAGCAGAAACTCCAGAAATACCAACATCAATTAAATCATCTAAGCGATTTCCTAGTGTATACCTATCCCAAGCAAAACCATTCCACGCCCACACTATTCCATTGTAGGCATAAGTTTGACCTGATGTTGCTCCGTTGGGAAAATTAATCGACATCTGCTATATTACCTATATTATTTCAAACCAAGATAAATCACAATAAACTACCGCTCCACTATTTACAGGTGTCAGTGCCAAAACAAATGTATCACTTACACCCTTTTGTGTTCTTCCCAATTGAAAATTAAAATTATTAATGCTGGTTATGTCAAGAGATCCGCTACTGCTAATGTATCCACCAATAATATCAGTTCCACCAGTAACTCCTGTAGCAGTAATATTATAGTCAACATTACCATTAAAGTGTGTTGTCCATGTTCCGCCTGTAAGTGTTGGATTTAGTAAAATTCTATATTGAACAGTATCTGGTTTATTTGCAGCAGTTTCTTCTAAAACCACACTTAAATTTGAAGGAACAATTACACTATCCAATCTATTTGAATTTAATCTCAAAGCGATCATAGGATAATGAACATCTTGCGTGGTTAATGTTGTTGGATTTGATCCATTTTTGGTGACATTAAATCTTCTAGAAAATCCTTCATAACCACCTTCGGACTGAACAGAAGAACATATTTGCTTCATTGTGCTACTTGAAGATGTTGTTGATGTATTTTCTAATTCATACCGAATCGGTAAATTTGCAGTTGTCATATATGTTGTTGAATTTATATTATCATTATGAAATGTGTGAGCAACAACAGGTTTTCCATCAACAAAAAACCCAGTTCTAACATCACCAACACCTAACCATTCTATGTCTGACCAAAATATATTTGCCTTGCTAACATCAAGTGTTCTTTCCGATGAACCATTTCCGTCAAATTTATCACCATTCCATGAGTTTTGGTTTACAGTAGTTGTTTGATTTAAAGATCCAGATGCTAAATTTATACTTAATGTAAGACCATTCTGCTCAAGATACACTCCGTTATATGGTACACCAAAAGTAGCACCACCAGTAATTCCAAAGTAGCCAACCCTTTGTCTTAAATTTTCTTTTGGTGCATTGAAAGCAAATGTGTTTAAAATCAATAAAGATTTTCCAGGCTGATATGAAAATATTCTTTTTGTTTCTCTGGTCACTTTTGCACCAGCAGTAACTCCAACCGATAAATCAATAGCACTCTCATTAAGTACATATGTTGCAGTTCCACCAGTTACACCAAATGTGTCCCATTTATCATTTTCCTGATAACGATGTTGGGAATCAAATAAAGTAAATGGAGTTGAAATTTTGAGGCGATTAAACGCATCTACTGCGTTATCCTTGAATCCAATTTTGTCGTTAAATAAGTAAGACATTATATTATTCTCCATCCATTTCTGTAGATAAATGTTAAGGATGCGTTGTTTATATTAATAATAGCACTTGATTGATTATCAATTAAGTCCGAAGAAGAACCCTGAACTGTAATTGCTTTATATGGCTCTCCAGCCTTTCCAGATTCATCTTTTACAACTATAACCTTTCCGCTTGCTGAATTTGCTGGAAGAATTATTGTTGGTTGTCCGTTATAACTCACACCAATATAGTGGTCAAATTCTCCAACTTGGTATGTTTGACCAGTTACTGCTGTTGTTTCGTGAATAACAACATTGAATGCACCGCCAATTCCTGTAAATTCAACCCAGATGACTCCAGAATCATCATCTATTGCAATATATAATTTTCCATTTAAGGTATTAAACCAGTGATCGCCTTTTACATACTCTGTTGGTGGGCTATCTTGCTGAAAGAAATTTCCTTCGTCTAATTTTTCCCATCCATAACCATTAAATCTCCAGGTTATGTCACCATAAGAATAATTATCTCCTATATCTGGTTCTATTGGAAAAATTAATGGCATATTATTTTAATATTTATATGTAAAAAGCTCCCTTTCGGGAGCCAGTTTTACTTTCTAACTTTATATTTTTTTTGCTTTTTTGGCACTTGAGGTGGATTATTTTCCTTTTTAATTTTAGCCAAAGCCAGTTCATGTTGAACTTTTTTTGCCTCAATATCTTGTATTATTTTTTCATACTGAGACATATTATTTTTAATTCTTTCAATCTCAGTCTTTGGCACTTTCCCATCCTGTAATAGTTTCTTACAGGCAGCATAACCAATGTATGGTTGACCAGCCGAGTAAGCCGTTGCACCGACTTCATCTAAAATTGCAAAATTATAAATTGCGTCTGGGACGAATAGGATGTCATTTTGTGGGAATGGAATATCCAGAGCAGCCTTTGCAAACATATAGGCAACTGCTGGCATGTTTAATCTTGTTCTATAGATTTGAGCAATGTGATATAGTGGTTCGGCTCTAATCGGTCTGCTATTATAAGCGACCAAGAAAGCCTCCATTATCTCACCCCAAGGTCTATTCAACATTGCCTTTGCAATTGCGATTCTATAGAGTGAGTAGTAAACCTCTTCGGCCCAACCACCAGCCTCAACTCTTCTAATATATGCATCGATGGCTTTTTCCCATTGCTGAGAATCAAAGTATGATTGACCTAGATAAAACTTATATCTTATATTATCTGGCTCATCTATTAATGCTTTTTCTAGAATTTCTGCATCTTTTGAGTATTTTTCAATAGCGGTGATTCCAATATTTCTACCACCAACAGTTCTAGCAACAATTCTATAATTTCCCTCAAGCTTCATTATTATGGGATTTTCTGTTTTTCTTGATCTGGCATATTCGTGCAATACACCAACATATTCCCACCCGCTATCAACTTTAAATATTTGATTTCTCCACCAAGAGAATTCTTCCCTACCCAATCTTAGAGCGAAAGAATCAATCTCATCACCGTCTGGAAGTGTGAATGATCCATCAAGGTAATCATCGGCATCAATCATCCAAGCATATGTTGCCTTACCCTTTAAAGCATCCAAGGCTTCAGTTCTGGATGGGCCAAATCCTTTCCATTCAGATTGAATCAATTCTCCAGGAATATTTTTTTCTTTAAAGAAGTTTTGAATTATGTCTTGAGTTCCATCTGTCGAACCAGTATCCACAACAACCCAGTAATTTATGTGTTTATAAACTGAGTTAAGACACTCAAGAATAATATGAGATTCATTTTTCACAATCATTGATAAAGCTAATCGATACATTACTAAAAGTCCTTTATACTATTTATAACCAAAAATTTGGACAGTTATTGGAAAAAAAAATGCATTCACAAAAGATCAGAACCACCTACAATTTATACATTATAAATTTTTATAAATCCAACAATCTTCTTGTGTTGATATGTTGTTTAAACATTCATATACTGCTTTATTTACATCTTTACTGCTAAAATCGTGACCGCACAAATAACCATTTTTTTTAATTTTTGGAAGCCATGCTTTTATATCATTTTTAACACATTCATAACTATGACATGCGTCTATAAAAACAAAATCTAAACTATTATTTTTATATAAAGAAGCTGCTTCTACAGAATCCATTCTAATTGCTTTATATAATCCTTTGAATTCAGACATATTATTTAAAAATGTATCAAATAAATTAGAAAGATCTTCGTGATAATCTTGATCCTTGGACCATAAATCAATACAATCTAATTTGATAGATTTACCACTGTTAATTATTTCCACCATCAAATAAGATGTAGATTTCCCTTTCCAACATCCAACTTCAACAAAATGTCCATTATCTGGACATATATTAACCATAGATGTATACAAATTAGGATATGTAAACCAATTTTCACCAAAATTACTATTATTGTAAATATGTTTCATTTTAATATAACCTTTAAAGTTGGAAAATACATCAAAAATAAATCACCAGAATAGTTTCTTACTTTTTTTATCCTGCTGCAAATTTCATCAAAAAAATTCCAAGCCAAAGGAACAAAAACAATTTTATCAGACTTCATTTTTTCTAATACAGAAATTGATACAATTTCTGTATTCATACCTGGAGTGTATAGAGATGTTTTAAGTACATTATCATCTATAATGTAATCTAATTTAATTTTTCCAAAGTTAAGCAATGTCATCCCCTTTGCCGCTGCCCCATAACCTATTATTTTATACCCATTTTTTTTGTAATCATTAATAGCATTTTTTAAATTTATTGTTATTTCTTTTGCATTTTTTGAAAAAAAGTCGTATGTTTTTCTTGAATAGATGCCATTTTTTTGCTCTTCCAATAATGTTGATTCCAAATTTGTATCTTTTGTATATTTTGCAATTTCGAAAATATAACTTGATCCATGAACATCAAATTTAAATACATTATTTAATCTCAATCCACATTTTTCAACTACATTTTTCATAGAAAGAGTATTAAAAAATGACAGATGTTCGTGATATATTGTATCAAATTCATTATTCAATATCATATTTGATTGTGAAGTTTGAATGTATAACATTCCATCTTCATTCAATCTATCTCTACATTCATTTAAAAATGCAACAATATCATCTGTGTGGGCAAAAACATTTTGGGCAGTAATTAAATCAAATTTATTATTAATTTTATTTGATGGAAAATAATCACAAATAATTTGATGATTTAAACTACTAAGCTTAAATAAATTTTCAGCAGGGTCTATTCCGTATGTTAAAATGTCAAGTTTTTTATAAGAATCAAGTTGTGATCCATCATTGCAAGCAATGTCAAGTATATTTACAGGTTTTCTATTATGGTGATGTTTAAATCTTTGAACGGTAAATTTAGAAAAAAAATCAAAATAATTTTTAAGAGTTTCCGTAGTTCCACTAACATACAAATAATTTTTAAACATTAAATCTGGATTAATTGCAACGCTTAATTGTAAATGAAAGCAATTATTGCATAAATTTAACTTTAAAGGATAATATTTTAATTTTTCAGTATTTTTATGATATGAATTTGCTAAAGGTTGATCATTCAAATCTAATATACATTCAACAGAACCATTGCAACATCTACATTGATTTATAACTTTATAATCATTCATAATTTATATTTTCATTTCTTGATGTTTTAATACAATTGTTATAATTAAGTAACAAATTTCTTGTTATATTTTTAGTTGTATCTTTAAATTTAAAATTAAATGTTTTTTCAAATTTTGTTGTGTCTATGGAAAAATCATAAGCTTTGAGTTGAACCTTAACATTTTTAATTTTATCCAAGTTGTTTAAATCATATTCAACTACTGGAACATTGCAGATTTGAGAAACATCTTTTGCTATATTTTCTGCTGTATCATTAAAAGAAGCTATATTATAAATACCAGAATTATTTTTATTGCAATCAATTATTGCTTTAATTGAGTTTGCTAAATCATCAATTCCTAATATTGCTCTACTAATATCTTTAATGTATAATTTTATGTGTTTTTCTTCTACAGCACAATAAGTCATAGAATTTATCATAATATCTGTTCTTAAATGTGGTGACCAACCATTAACAGTTCCAAATCTTAAACCATAATAATTTAATTCTGTTTTTTGCGCGTAAGAATCTATAATTTGTTTTGTCAAATCATAATAATTATATGGATCAAAATTATTATATGTTTCGGACACAACACTTTTTTGAGTATTACCATAAACAGAAGAACTACTAGCATAAATAAATTTTTGAGATTTATTTATTTTTGTTAATAGATTAATAAAATTTTTAATATTATTATTAAAAGAAGATAACATATCATTATCACACATTTTTACTGAGCTATGACCAGCTAATAAAATTACAGAATCAAAATTATTAATATATTCTTTAGATAAAGCGTTGTAATCTACTTTTTCTTCATTATCAATAAACCAATT